AGTTCGGGATGTTTTTATAAGTCGGTTCTCAAGTTCTTTGATAAGTCCGTTGATATCTGTGAAATCATCAGTTCCGACAACTCCCTCAGCTCCGATATTAGTTAGTGCGATAACTAGGAAATCATCGACGCCGGTATTTTGAGATTCGGGAATATCTTTATATCGTTCAATCGTGGATAATTCGACAGCATTAGATATTTTGCCGTCTTTCATCACGTACAGCCGATTTTCGATTGATCCCTTGCGGTGAATCTCAGCGGTTAAATAGTCTGTTCCATTTTCGTTAAACGTCCATGCGATAACGTGAGATTCAACCTCAGCTTTGTTATCCGGTGAGACAACCGGGAACCAAAGAGAGGGATTGATGAGTTCTATCTTTGCGCGTTCATCGAATCGGATCTTTAGAACTGCATTGCCATATTTCAAAATATGAATGACAGAATTATATAAAAGTATGTCCATTTTATTGTTGTTGGTTATTCTATCCATTGTAGGTTGATGATCGGCGGTGAAGTCTGGAGGAGACCCAACCACCAAATCAGCGAAGAGCGTGCATAATCGCTTATGCCAGTTTGTGACTATATCTTTTTTACGGGTTTCATCTGCTGAGTTATGATTAAAGACGAGATCGTGTTTCCCTTCGAAAAGTCGCTGGTTAGTTGTATAAGTAGTCAGTCGGGAAAGCTCCGATTCTGGCGGCCATTGATTGCCGATTTTAAATAAATTGTTAATATTAGTAATTGTCATATATTCACCTCAAAATACTTCATTACCGATATATCGCAAGCAGTCAAGAAGATCGTCGTTCTCTTTGACGGGTCTTTCATCGCCGCGTTCAGATGCTTTCGAATCCCAGACGTAACCGCCAATCTCTTCGATTAACTGAGGGCATCTATTTTGGACTATGATTAGTTTGCCAGTTTGGAAAGCGTTGGCTATTTTGGCGAGTCCATCATTTACGGTGTTATTAGCGTTTTTAACGCGCTTGAAGTTGTCTGCGATTAATTGATTCTTGAATGATTTGGCGGAGGGATCAACTAGGATTGATCGGGGATATTTACCACCAATAAATGATTTGAGATCGCTGGAGAGCGTCGTATTTAGCTTATCTGACTCTTTATATTCGTCTATGATATAATAAGTGTCACCGATCTTAACCGCTTTTAAAAACGCTGTGGGGTGAGTCTGGCCGTAGTCACAGCCGATATAGAGAGATTGCCATTTACCGTCCGGGATCTTATCGATGCAATGAATATTTTTATTGAAGTTAGAATATATAGTTCCGTCTGCGAGAACCCATTTACCCTCAATATATCGTTCGTACCATAACCCAGTATATTCTTTTTTGATATCTATAACGTATTGTTCTGAGAGGTACGGATTATCTTCTAGGGTGAAATGCCAGCTCTTCATATTAAGATCTGATTCACGGTCTAGGTATTGTTTCTTGAACCAATGATTAGGTGGTCCGGGATTCATGGTTAAGTATGCTCTGGCGTCATCCTCGGATAACCGGCTCATCATCATCTTGAAGAACGATTCAGGCCATGTCGTTATTTCTTCTCCGAGTGCTCTAACTAGGGTTTCGCCTTGGATCTTCTGATAACTGGCGTCATCGTTCGCCCCTTCTAGCCAGACAGTTCGCCCGTAAATTTCAGCTTCTTTTTGAATCATTCTGAGTTTGAAATTCTCACGACCAACCCACATTGCTATATCGTTAAGTACATTTCGTTTCAAACTGTTGAGAGTTTTGCCAACGAATAGAATGTTTCCGGGTGGTGCTGTTATAATTTCATGAATCATTTTGATGGTTGCGCCTACTGATTTTCCGGATCGGATCGCACCGTGAGCGGCGTTAATCCTGTAATTAGAATTTAAAATAAAATCACGTTGTTTATCTTTCGGCATTTGAAGAACCATTTTCTTCCTCCATTGCTTTCATTAATGCCATGAATTCGCCGCCCTTCTCGTTTCCATCGCCAGAATCTTCTAATCTGCGTTTATCCATCAGTATTGCCAAAGATACCGACCAATCACGCATATCTTTCGCTTTAGTTATCTCTGGGAGCATTGCAACTAATTTATCTATTCCATCGGCAATTACTTTGATTCTTTCCGGTCTATTGTAAAGCGATTTACATTTAGCTGCTTTTCTGGTTCGTTCCGTTGATATATCGTAACCTCTGGCGCTGGCTATTTTAGAGACCCATCCATTGCTGAGTCCAACTTTTTTCGCAACTTCTCTTGTGGTCAATCCTTCTTTCAGATATTCGATCACCAAATCGTTACGTTCTTCTTTACTATCCATTATAGTACAAATGAGATCACCTCCTAAAAAATATAATTATTTATTGTATTTAATATAATTCGCTGTAATAATTATAATAACGTTTTAATATAATCGTTTATGATTTAATTGTAGCAAACTCGTTTAATCTATAGTCTATAAGAATAATGGTATCTCGTCGCCCTCAATAATACTTATCGAGTTTAGAACAATTTCATAATGATAGCTGAATAACTGAATCGATAACAGGAAGACCATTTAATCGTTGAATAGATGGATAACGGTTTTGTTTGCCGCCAACGACCACCAATATTTATTTAATTGTTTGCATGAAATTGTAAACTTGTTAAAAATATGAGAAATTGAAGTGTTACCTAAGTTGCAAAGATTGCAACTCTGGAGAACCAATTATTCTTTTTGTTTTATTTATATGTGTCGATGCTATTTTCGACAATTGTTATATTTCGACGATTGTATGTCATAGAGAAATCAAGTTGTCATGATGGCAACTTGAAAATTGACGTAGTTTAAGTATTCGGCTCACCAAGCATCCCCTCTATCTTATCCAGCAATAAAAGCATGTTCTCATTTATCTCCAACATCAATCTGCGATCTTCGGCTGAGCAAGTCAGCCGGCCCCGTTGGGGCCATTCTGGACTCATTCTTCTATCCACTCCATAAACTCTTGATGCAATCTCTGCTTATTCTCTTTCGCCCATTGCCAAGCATCTTCATAAGTATAAAACACTTCATATTCAATGCCATCGATAGTTTCATATCCAACTAACCGGCAATCGTTATAATTCATCTCGTCTATTTCGTCTCTCAGTCCATTATTATAATATCCACGTTTAATTTTTATTACTCCCATTTTTATTCCCTCCAAGTTTTTATATTATTTTCTCCAAGTTATTGCAGTTGTGAAATGTCCAAGTGGCTGAGCAAGCTCAGCCGGCCCCATTGGGGCCATTATTGCAATCGTGAAATGACTTGCAGGGGGAGTTAAGAGGGGGTGTCCCCCTCTTCATGGAGTTCATCTTTTAAATCTGAGAAACTCATATAGGGGGGGCGTAGCCACCCCCTAAACCCCCCCACATCCAAGTTACGAATTTCAAGACTGCATCTCCTGGACTGCATCTCCTGGACTGCATCTCCTCGATTTCTCTCTTTAACTGTTTCTCCTCGATTATTGCTTATTTTTCCTCGAAAACCGCAATTATTGCTTAGGTCGGTTAAGTCGTCTATTTTCTCCTCCTATTGTTTATAGAAAAGATATAGAGTAATAATAGGAAAAACACCCGACTTAGCCGACCAAGCGAATACCCCACCAAGCTTCCGGCCTATCTCCATCAATATTTGGCCGGATAGTTTCAACTGGAATCTCGTTTTGATCTATGATGATTTGTCCAAAAGATTTTCTCGATTTAGACGGCGGTAAATTCTGGGATTTGGCCCATCTATTATATGCCATCATTAAATCAGATTTTAGTACATATCCTTCGTATTCTTCGCAACAGTCTTCCAGAAATGCGATAACGGGGTTTGATTTACGTCGATAAATGGCTATGGAGTCATCCGAATAACTAAACTGCCATTCATTATCTTTTAATCGATCTAAGCCGTCTAACGCCCAATTAAGAATGCCAGATAACTCATTATCAGTGGTCAGTCTCTTGAGCAATTGCGTATCTTCTCGGCCATAAACTGAGTTATTAAATGGAATAATAACCCATCTGCCATAATAAGCGTCGTCTTCATATTTTAACGCCGGTATTTCATTAGCAGAAAATATTAATTTAGCAGTATTCATAAAAGAGAACTCATTTTTAAATTTATATTCTGCTTGGATGTTATCTTCGCCGGTCAGTCTCTTGAAAATTCCTTGATCATTTATAACTTTTCTCGGAAGATCGCCGCATATATTAGCAGACTTTCCAAATAAATTTGCTACTGTAAAACGCTTTTCCGTGAGATCTTGAAGGCTGGCGTTGCTGATGCTTTCCCGTCCAAGCATCCGACTTAAAACGTTAAGCACGGTGCTTTTCCCGGATCGCTTCGGACCAAGTAACATAAATGCTTTATTAATATTATATTCCGGCCATAAAACATAACCGAATAATTCCTGTATAACGCATTTATATTTTTGTTCTACCATCTCATCCAAGAAATTAAGAAAGTTTGGACATTCTGCATTAGGATCATATTTAACATCGATCTGGCTAAATGAATAAATTTCTGGTGAATGTTCTTGAAGCGTTCTGCTATCCATATCTACAATGCCATTTCGAACATTCAAAAAATTTAAATTGTTCTCTAAAACATACGGATCAACAGTTTTTAACGAGAAAACTCTTGAAAGAATTTCGTTAATTGTTTTTTTGTCTATTACTGACTGGCCGTTTTTCTGG